AAGTCCACCTTCAGCCATAAGTGCAGGTCGTAATTCCTGTTTGATTTTCTCAATCAATAGCGCAGTTCTAATGTTGTTTATTTTATTCATTGACTAAATCCGCCTTTGCCGTTTAACTTCTGAATGTTGTCATATATGGAGTCTTCTGACGACATGGCGTCAACCTGTTCTTCGGAAGCTTTTGCTACTAGTTCAGTTAGTTTAAGAATTTGGTCATTTGCTTTGCTCATACGTTCCATGTATCTGGACAAATTTTGTCCGTGGATGGCGTGTTCGTTTGGATTTGCGTGTACGAAACTATAAAGATCGATCCACATGATATAAGCATTCTTACGATCTTGAACGGCATTCTCATAGATCTGGCGCCAAAGATGCTTAGTCTTGTCTTCTACAGAAGAAATGGTATCCAGTAGTTCTACGAAATTTGTAAGCTGTTTTTTAATCTTTCCATCCAGTTCGTTGATGTTCGGCCGTGTAAATCCGCCGGCAGATAATTCTTCTTCTTCGTCTGGTGTTAGCGAGGGCGGCACTGGTGATGCGACTGGTATTTTAGATGTCTTGGCCATAATAGCTTTAAGTATGCCCTGTAATCACTTTTGTTTCTAAGACGTCCGGCTATTTTACCGGTTATATCATTGAAGACAGCCACGAATCTCTTTGGACTTATACTTAAAGTAGTATGGCACCAAAACTAAGTTTTAAAGACGTTGGCGTAGAGTATGAGGATCACCGTTCAATAGATACGGGCGATACTACTGTACCGTTTGGTTTTAAAACACCGCTGGAATTTGATTACAACGGCTCTTCTATATTTAAAATGCATTATAGTTTGTCCGACCAAATCTCGGACAATCTTAAGAACCTAATACTTACCAACAATGGAGAACGGTTGGCCTTTTATAGTTTCGGCGCCAACCTTAGACCGTTGTTAACCGAGTTTGCAAACAAAGAAGCTTTTGATGCAGAGGTCATGAAGAGAATTAAAAAGACGGCCAGTATTTATATGCCGTATGTAGAACTGATTGGCTATGAGTCCAAAGCTGACTTGACTGAAAACCAGAGCACGGCGATTATCAAAATTCTAATCGCCTACGCCGCACCGGACGCAGGACTGGCGGAGTCTTTACTTGAGATAGGATTATTCGTTACTTAATATGGCAAATTTCAACAGCAAAAATGAACTTCTAAAACAGATCAAGCAAAGACGCTACCTTAACAAGGATTTTGATGGCTTGCGAAACGATCTATTGTCTTATGCACGCACTTACTTTCCCGATCGCATTCAAGATTTTTCCGAGGCAAGCCTTGGCGGTCTTTTACTGGATCTTGCTGCTTACGTTGGAGATGTTCAGAGTTTCTATCTGGATCATCAGTATTTTGAAACATTTCCGGAAACTTCAACAGAGGTAGATAATATCGATAGGCATCTAAGGAAGGCTGGCGTTCCAATCGTCGGAGCAGCGCCAGCAGTTCTAGAATGCACGTTTTATATTAGAGTTCCGGCGTTGACTAATGGAACCGGACCTGATACGACCGGGCTTCCCATTGTCAAGCAGAATACAATCGTTAGGGCCGGCAACGGGACAGAGTTTACATTAACAGAAAACCTAGACTTCAACGCCCTAAACCCGGACGGCTCTTATAAGGCCGACATCAACATCGGCTCAAAAGACGCGAACAATGTTCCACAGAATTTCATAATGACCCTTTCTGGTGTTTGTATTTCTGGCAAAGTGGTTACAGAATATTTCAGCCTCGGAGCTTTTGAAGCGTTTAAAACAATTTCTCTCGCCAATTCAAACGTAAGTGAAATTGTTAGCGTAACCGATAGTCTTGGCAACGAATACTATGAAGTTGATTACTTGACACAAGATACGGTCTATAAAGCAGTAACAAATCTCGCTTATGATAACGGCAACGTTCCAGAGAACATTGTCCCGGTCCCGGCTCCGTATCGCTTCACAAAACAAACCAGCCTTCAAAGCAGAAACACCAGTCTTGTCCTTGGTGGCGGATCGGCAGTAACTTTAAACGACGACATCATTCCAGATCCAAGCGAATTTTCATTACCGCTCTACGGCAAAAGGACG